TGAGGGATTAGAAAATGTACAACTAGGTACGGGTGGTGATTTATCTCCGCTAGACTTGCACGATATCTACGAGCAGACTGGTGTAATGTACTACCGCTCTAAGAACCCAGAGGGTGGATTCCAAAACCCTCCAATCAGAGAGATTAACAATACCATTCGTAACATCAACGAGCTTATTGCGCTGTACAACCATTACTTACGTATGATTCGTGATGCTACAGGTATCAATGAGGTTATGGATGGCTCTTCACCAAAGAGTGACGCACTAGTAGGCGTGCGAGAACAGCAAATGGCGGCAGCTAACAACGCTATCTATGACATTACGCACTCTTCCCTTGTATTGTACAAGAAAGTCTGTGAGGATGTAATTAAATGCCTTCAAGTGCTTCCTAAGGATTCTATTCTGTTTAAGACTTATGTCAAGGCTGTAGGTAAGGATGCGATGAATACCATCAAGGAGTTTGAGAAACTACCTATGTACAACTTTGGCGTTTCTGTAACTACGGAGATGAGCGACCAAGATAAGTTGTATTTAGAACAGAACATCAATCAAGCGCTAGCACAAAAAGAATTAGACATTGAGGATGCTATTGCTATCCGCAGACTAAAAGATATCGACCAAGCAGAAAGACTTCTTGTTGTCCGTCGTCAAAAGCGCATGAAGCGTTTACAAGACCAAGCAATGCAGAACTCTCAAGCGCAGGCTCAAGCCCAAGCACAAGCGACACAAGCCAAAGCTCAATCGGACGCACAATTAGAGCAGTTACGCTCTCAGTTAAAAATGCAAGAAGAGCAGATGAAGTCTCAATTAGATATGCAGTCTATGCAGTTGAAGTATCAATTTGAGCTACAATTAGAACAGCTAAAAGGTGCAAACAGTAAAGCTGTTGCTGAAGCCTCTACAAACATGAAGAAGGAAGTACAGCAAATGCAAGAGGACCGCAAAGACAGCCGCGTTAAAAAGCAAGCCGTAGAGCAGTCTAAACTAATCTCTCAACGTAAAGGTGAAAGAGGTGAGCTTGCAGATGAGCTACAGCAAGAAAACGAAGACGATTTTATTAACGAAATAATGGGAATGTAGCGAACAGACTTTAAGAGTTAAGAGGGGTTAAGCCCTTTTTTCTCTTTTGTATATTTGCACCTACAACAGCACGGTATATATGGCATCAGTAAAAAAAGACGGGATACTTAAAAGAATAGGAGTTAGCGGGTTCAACAAACCCAAGCGTACTCCTAGTCACCCTAGTAAATCTCATGTCGTCGTAGCTAAAGAAGGGGATAGAGTTAAAACTATTCGCTTTGGAGAGCAGGGTGCCTCTACAGCAGGAAAACCTAAAGCAGGAGAGTCTGATAAAATGAAAAAGAAACGCGCATCATTTAAAGCTCGTCATCGCAGAAATATAGCGAAGGGTAAGATGTCTGCAGCGTGGTGGTCCTCAAAGGTGAAATGGATTTTAATACTACCGTTATGGCTCTCGCTTTAGAACTACCAAAAGAAGTGTATAAAGGGGAGGACGGACGTTGGTATAAACCTTGTCATAATTGTGGTAGTGAGCAATCATACCTCAGACGTAACTACGCTATAATGTCTTACAAAGAAAGCAAAGATTGTAAGAAATGTTCTAATTCTAATCCTGAGCAGAATTGCCACAAGGGTTGGGTTAAAGGTGCGCTTAGGCTATCTTTTGCTAAAAAATATAAATTCAACGCTGCACTTAGGCTTATAGAGTGGGAAGTTACTTTTGAATACTTAGCAGATTTGTTGATTGAGCAAGATTTTAAATGCGCCTTAACAGGCTGGGATATTGACGCTATGGAGGTAAATAAAAATACCGCCTCGTTAGATAGAATAGATTCATCAAAGGGATACATTGAAGGTAATCTCCAGTGGGTTCACAAGATGGTTAATATGAGTAAACAGCAGTATACTCAAGATGAATTTATCAATATGTGCAAGGCTGTTGCCAACAAAATTAAGTGGTAGAAAATGAAACAGACTCTTAAGAAATTACTAGAGATTTGGAGCCACAGTGATTCTCAACCTACAGAAATCACTTTAGCGCTGGTCAATGTTCTTTTAACTCACTTCGCATTAGGAGCTGAGTTAGGAGGGCTGTATTTTGAGAGAGTTGTCATTATTGCTAGTGGTATATTTCAGTTATATTGCGTTAGTAGAGAAGATATTAAATGTCGCGTAAGAGCGTCTATGATTACATTCGGAGTGTATGCGTCAACATCAATTATATATCTGTCGTGCTTAGGGATGCCCACAGCAACTCATTACGGCTGGTTTGTGCTAGTTTTAGCGTCTTTTGGTAGTATGCGTAGGCTTATACTAGAAAAGTTACACAGAAGCTAATTATGGACAATATAACGCAAATAGTAATCACTGTAGTTACAGTCGCTGGGTCTGCAGGTATATGGAAGTTCTTAGAAACTAGACTAAGGACAAAAGTAGAGGAGAGAAAAAACAACATAGAGAACTCAGACGGCGTGCAATATAGAGACGACTTAAAACACAGGGTGAGAAACTTAGAACAACTATTAGCGCAGTCTGCAGAAGAAAAAGATGAGTTACGACGCATCGTATTAGAACTAACAGCAGAGGTTCACGCACTTCGCGTTAAGGTTGACTTCTTGGAAAAAGAAAACGAAAGACTTAAAAACAAGTAATATGAAGATTAAAAAGAAAAGCGCTCAAGGCAAAAAAGCAATGGTCGCTACTATCAGAAAGTATAACGAAGGTGGAAAGACAAAGAAGCAAGCAGAAACAACAGAGGCGGCGCAGGATGACAAAGCTAGACGTGTTGAAGAAGGCTCTGTAATTCGCAAGAAGGATTATGACTTATCTACCAAAGAAGGTCAAGAGGCATTCCGAAGAGACCAAGCTGCAGCTAGAGCTAACCGCCGTCAACAAAAGGCCGACCAATTAGACGCTACTAGAGCAGCCAATACTACAGGTGATACTGAAGTTATCAAGGCGACTAAAAAGGATAACAAAGAAACTAACCAAGACCGCGCTGACCGAACCATTGAGGACGCTAAGGAAGTATCCGAAGCGGACAAGAAAAAAGATACAGAGAAGACTACGTTTGTAGTCGGTAATGGCGGAATCAAAGTAAAGAAGTCGACCGCTACTAAAAAAGCGCAAACTACCGGCGCAGAAGCTAAGGATATAAAGGAAAAGAAAAAGCAGGCAGTCGTTATAGGGAACAGAACTAAGAAAAAAGACTTGCTCAATGGCTAGAATGGCGGTAAGATGCCTAAGGCTGGATACGGAATACGTATTAAAAAGAAAAAGTAATGAAGAGTTTCAAGCCTCACATGATGTACAAGGGTTCTAAGGCTGTTAAGGCCAACAAAGTTAAGGACCATAACAGACTAGACAAACAAGGTTATACCCACGAAGCACCTAAAGCTAAGCAAGGTTTTAAAATCAAATACAAGGCTGGGGGTAAAATAACTAAACAGTTTAGATAATAATGGCATCTCGTTCTAAAAAATATTATGATAACAACCCGCAAGCAAAGGCTAAAAAGAATGCTTACAATAAAGAGTATAATGCCTTACCCGAACAGCGTTCCAACCGTGCGTCAAGGAATTTTGCTCGCAGAGTACTTGAAAGAATCGGACTTGTTAAAAAGGGAGACGGAAAAGACGTAGACCACAAGGACGGGAACCCAAAGAACAACTCTAGAGCTAATTTAAGAGTAATGACTAAATCCGCTAATAGAGGGCGTAAATTATAGAGCACAGCCGTGCAGTCGTTTCGCTACCGACTTATAGGACTGAAGAGAAAGAGGGGCCCGAAGCCCCTCTTTTGTTTACCTATATGCTTGGTACTCTTCCGATACATTAAAGCACGGACATGGTTTGTTACTGAACTCATTATGACCGTGAACGGTTAATCCACCGAATACTAAGTCTAAAGAATGAATAAGATTTCTTAAAGCTGTTTTTTGTGCTTCAGTTCTTGTGTCTTCTGGTGTTCTATCGTTTGCACTCATTCCTCCGATATAACAGATTCCGATGCTACCTTGGTTGTGTCCGCTACAATGAGCTCCGATATTATCTAACGGACGACCCTGCTCTATGGTTCCGTCAATTTTAATGATGTAATGGTAACCGACATCTTTCCACCCTTTGGCTTTATGCCATGCTCTAATATCGTCTACATCGTGTTCTCTTCCCGCAGGAGTGTATGATGTATGTAAAATTATTTTGCTAATTGGTCTCATTTTATTTTAACTCCTTTTAAATGTTGTCGGATTGCATAGTTGGTTGCTTTCCTTCGTTCTTTGTATTCCTCGAATGTCTCGCCTTCAAGTCTTGCGTTGCTCATAGTAGCATAACGTTGCTCTAGAGTTTCTTTGTCTGTTTCTTTCATTCTTCAGTCCAAATTAAAAATTGGTATCCTACCTGACCTTCAGGGCTTATCTCGTGTATCGCTACCGTATCGTATGCTTCGTTAGTGATGTATATTGCATTCCATCCATTTTCTACCTCTGTCCAAATAGAATCTGCATCCATTCCAAACTCGCTAAGCATTCTAGCTTGACCTTCAGTAACGTCGTGTGCCCAAATGTTGAATACGGTTTCCCATACGGAGTCTGTAGTTAATACGTACGCATCGTCTAACGATATGCTATTCTTTATATCACCTTTACTCTCAATAAAAGAAATACAGATTAGAAATGTAATAGTACTTAATAAACGTAACATAGTATATATTTTTTGATTTGCTTTATATTTAAAGATAATCAATAAAAACAATAAAAACAAGGTAACTACAAAAATAATCAATACTATTTATTGTGATATATATGTCTTTAGTGTATTGTGTGTTGTTGCTTATAAGCAACACACAATACCATGGTATATGAGATAGTGCGTGCGCCTGCGCGCGTATGTAATAAAAACGAATTATCAAAATTTATTTGTATATTTGCGCTTAAATACCAATTTAATACAATATTATGGCTAATGAATTAGAAGACGCTTTAGGCGGAATGGGCTTTAGTTTTGCTGATTCCCCAGAGCAATTTGAAGAGAAAACGGAAGAGACTCCCGTAGCAGAGGAACAGCCTCAAGAAGTTACCGAAGAGGTAACAGAAGAAGCCCCTCAAGAGTCTGAAAGTTCTTTACAAGAAGATGAAATTATTTCTGAGGAAGAGCCAGCAGTTGAACAGACTACTGATGATTTTGAAGAAACGGAAGTTCCAGAAGTCGACTATGATTTTGTGTTAGATACAGTGAGCGAAACGCTTGGTATTGAACTAGATAATCTTGATGACCTAAAGGGGCTACTAAATAAAGAGCAGAAATCTGAGCTTGACCCTGCAGTGCAGGCAATTGCTGATTTCGTCTCAGAGACTGGGCGCTCTGTAGAAGATTGGTTTGCTTATCAGTCGTTTAACCCATCCGAAATGGATGACTTGACTGTTATGAAGACTAAGATTCTTAATGAGAATCCCGAATTGTCTACAGAAGATGCGCAACTTTTGTTAGACTCTCGTTACAAGATTAACGAAGACGAGTACTCTGAGAACGATATTAAGTTGGGGCAACTTAACTTAAAGATGGATGCAAACAAGGCTAGACAAGAACTTGAAACAGTTCGTGAGTCGTATAAAGCACCTGCTAGACAGGAAGCGATGAGCGAGCCTCAAGAGATTGAAAGCCCTATTACTGAGGAGTGGGTTAGTGAGATGAGTCAGAACGTTGATGCGATTGAAGCACTAGAAATTGAACTAGGCAAAGACAAATCGTTTTCATTCGGTCTTGATGATTCCTACAAACAGACTCTAAAGTCCAAGAACGCTAAGTTGGACGAGTTCTTTGACCCTTATGTTGATGACAACGGCAATTGGGATTTTGACACTCTGTCCGCACACCGAGCGATTATAGATAATATTGACAGCATTGCGAAAGCTATTTATGCTCAAGGTATGTCAGATGGTCAATCGGAGGTTGTGAAACAGACTGTTAACCCTTCTACCCCTAACGCTAAAGGCGCATCGGTAGACGCTGCATCCGCACAAGACAAAGTACGCCAACAAGTTCTAGACGCATTGCGTGGTGGAGACGACAAAATGCGTTTTAAAATTTAGAAAAAACTTTAACATTTTTAAGACAAAATTATTATGGCTTTAACAGGCGGATTGGGTGCAAGTTTTCAAGCACCTACATTAGATTCATACATCTCTCTAGCAGACTTGCTAGACGGTGGATTAGGACAACCAGACAACCGTGCTGCGTTGGTAAAAACTTTTGGTGACCAAGGTATTACTGGTTTCCTTAAAATGGTTGGAGCTACTAAAGCTCAAGCTGTACAAGACGAAGTAACCTACTGGGAAGAAGGTCGTCTTCACGCTGAAGTAACATTTAGCGGTACTGATACATTGTCTGCTAACCAACCACTACGTTCTAACGACGTATTGTTGATTGGTGAAGACCGTGTATGGTTTGACGGTACTAACTTCTACGACATAACTGACGGTAGTGCTGTTTACACTGGTATTGCTGCTGGTTCTTACCCTATCGTAGGTAACTTGTACGCTCAAGGAACAAATCAAGGTTCTGCTTACTTAGAAAGCGGTGTTCAAAAGCGCACTAACTCTTTCATGATTATGAAAGAGACTTACAAAGTAACAGGTTCTCAGTCAACTAACATCGGTTGGGTTGATTTGGGTAACGGCGAGAAGCGTTGGTACTTGAAGTCTGAAGGTGATACTCGCAAGCGTTTCATCGACAAGCGTGAAATGATGATGTTGTTGGGTCAGACTGCAGATACTCACGTAGACCTAGGTGGTATCACTTCGGGTGAGGGTTACTTTGCAGCTATCGAAAACCGTGGTCTTGTAGACAGCGACTTCGTAACTAACTTGACTACTAACGGCTTGAACGCTATCGACGATATCATCGTTGAATTAGACAAGCAAGGTGCTGCATCTGAGTACGCTATGTACGTTAACCGTGCTATCGACTTAGCTATTGATGACACTATCGCTGGTCTTTACACTGGTGGTGGTCTTGCTAACGCTTATGGTGCGTTCAACAACGATAAAGATATGGCTGTTGAATTAGGATTTAAATCATTCGGACGTGGTGGTTACACTTTCCACAAGCACGACTGGAAGCTTTTGAACGACCCAACCCTATTGGGCGGTGGCGCTTTCAAAGGTGTTATGATTCCTATGGCTATGGTTGCTGATGCTAAAACAGGTGACAAGTCTCCTGCTTTGGAAATGAACTTCAAAGCAGCTAACGGCTACAGCCGTGAAATGGAGCACTGGTTAACAGGTTCTGTCCTTGGTGCTCGCACTAACGGAGAGGATGCTGCTCAGTTCAACTACCGTTCTGAGTGTAACTTGATTACACGTGCAGCTAACCGTCACGTATTGTTGAAGTAATAACTTCCTCATATAGACTTTAGATTGGGCCCTTCGGGGCCCTTTCTTTTGCTCAAAAAAAAATGTCACAAAAGTTTGCTATATTTGCGACATAAATAATTTTAATTAAATTTCATCATGGCAGAAAAGAAAGTGACGCGTAAGCCTGCGTCAAAACCAACACTAAAAGGAGCTACGGCCCCTAAGTCTCAAACAAAGCTGACAGCTAATCGCAAACCAGCTTCTCCAAAACCCGTTGTTTTTAACATCATCAAAGGTGGAGGTATTTGGTATAAGTTATCACAGAATAACATTACTATTTTTGATAAGGAAAAGGGTTACAATCGTGAGATTCGTTACTGCCCCGCTGAGCGCTCTGTATATAGAGATGAGCAAAGCGAGGTAGCACGCAGAGAACAGATTGTTTTCCGTGATGGATTGTTGTCTGTCCCAGAAACAGACCCTATCTTGTTAGAGTATCTTCGTCTACATCCAGACAATATAGCAAATGGGGGTAAGCGTTTCAACGAGATAAACAATGAGGTCGACGCAGAAAAAGAATTAGAGCGTGAGTTCTTGCTTCATGATGCTATTGCTAAGATTAAAATCAGCGATATTGATGAGCTTATTCCAGTAGCGCTTTCGTATGGCATCTCAGCAGACTTATCTAGTCTAGAGATTAAACGAGCATTGCTACAGCAAGCTAAAGGAAACCCCGAGAAGTTTATGCAGTCGTTCAATAACCCAATGGTTAAGATGCGTGCGGATGTAGTAACAGCTTTAGATTTTCAGATTCTTAAGCAGTCTGTAGACGGCATGTACTGGTACGACAGCAATACATTAATTATGCCTACACCAGTAGGTCAAGACACTCTTGATGTATTTGTTAGGTTCTTAACGACCGATAAAGGTAATCCTGTTCGTAACGAAATAGACAGCCAGTTATCTAATTTGTAATTCGCGTATCGCGATATAACTATAATTGAAAAGGGAGTGGGCTATGGTCTACTCCTTTTTTTTGTATATTTGCGTAACAATAATTAAAGATATGGCATCTGTTTTTGAAGTATACAGCACACTAAAAGACTTAGCAAACAAGGATGCGAGAGGTATGATTACACCATCTCAGTTCAATGCTTTTGCTGGTGTAGCTCAACTAAATATATTTAACAATCTTTTTCGTGAGTTTCAGTTAAATAAAAAGAATTCACTCCGTCAAGTTGACGGGGGTAGAGATAAGAATAGAGTAAAACAGCTTCAAGAAGACTTAAGTTATTTTTCTAAATCTCAAAACATATCAATAGGCGCTCAAGGCACCTTTGAAAAACCATTAGATTTAGCAAGAATTATATCTATAAACACCTCTGGTCAGTGGTTCTTTGACGGTAGTACATCGGCTACTATTCAAGCTGTTTATGATGAGGAGAAGCTTGATATGATTTTACGCTCTGTATTGTCTGCCCCTACGGTAGAAAATCCAGTTGCATTAATATCTAGAAGTATAGAGGTTTTTCCTACTTCTATTAGAAAGATAAAGCTAAGATACTACAAGACCCCAGAGGGTGTTGACCCAGTAACGGGGAATGCTGTTGCTAGTTTACCAAAGTTTGGTTATCTCGTAAACGTCAACGGAGAGGAGACTTACGATGTATTGACAAGTGTAGATTTTGAATTGCCAGACCATTATGTTCCCGAATTGGTACTAGAAATCAGCAAGATGATGGGAATTAATTTGAGAGACCAAGAGGTTTACTCCTACTCTCAAAACGAAGAAGTTAATAAACGATACGAATAATGGCTAGGAATTTAGTAACTATAAAAAATGTAGTAAATGACTTCTTGTTGAGTCTGTCTGAAGATGACTACGTGTCAAACGCAACAGATTACCATGTACATAACCTAGCATTGCGAGGAGCTCGTGAGATGGGCTTTGATATCATGAAGAGAATAAAGTCTGTCAGAATGGAAGTGGACAAGACATTAAACACTGTTGACCTTCCAGATGACTTTGTAGACTTTCTTAGAATTGGAGCTGTAGGTTCTGATGGGCTGTTCTACGCCTTTAAAGAAAACAAGCATATTAATATTGCTCAGACTTATGTTTTAGACTCTAACAACAATCCTATCGACAGCGATGGTGATGGGGTTTACGATAGAAAAGATGCTAGAAATGTAACACGCTCAGGCTCAAACACTAATGATACTGCTGACAACTTTATTAACGCTCGCTACTTATATGATGCAACCGAAGGTAAGTTCTACGGTTATGGTGGGGCTAAGGCTATGGGCGAGTTCCGTATTAACCACGAGCAAAACAGAATAGAACTACCAACAGCATCTATAGACGAGTATGTCTGGGTTGAGTACATTGCAGATATCGCACGCGAGAACAATCCTCATATACACGTATACACAGAAGAGGCCCTACGTCAGTACATCTACATGCGCTTAATTGAGCGTAAGTCTAATGTACCTTCCATTGAGAAACAAAGAGCTCGTCAAGAGTACTTTAACGAGTTCCGTAGAGCTAAAGCAAGATTAAATAGCTTCAGCAAAGAAGAAGCAATGTTTGTTATTAGAAAAAATACCAAGCAATCACCTAAGTACTAGATAAGCCATGGCTGTAATTAAGAACACCCCTCGTTATTTAAAAATAGATGACGATAATAAAATAATACAACCATCTGAGATGCCAGATGCTCTAAACATTAGAGTAACTGAGGATATCGATGGAAATAGTGGTGTTATTAAAAACATACCTAGCAACGCTGCAGCTACCTTGAATTTAGGATACGGTCTAGGAACCAACAAGGTTGTAGGCACATACGAACACGAGGGTACCAACAGATTATTTATCTTTGTTCATAACAGCCTTGGAATCCACACGGTTTACGAGATGAACCAAGGCGACAGCGGGTTCACTAAAATCATTGAGTCTAGCAATATCCTATTGAGCGGGGAACACCTTCACCTCGACGGGATGGTCATTGATGATGACCTACACATCTACTTTACAGATGGCGTCAATGAGCCTCAAAAAATAAATGTAGATAGCGGTCATACTCTAGGTACTTATCCCTCTAGTCAAAACGAGGCGCGCGTAATGAAGGCAGCGCCATGGGCCCCTACCGTATCTATATCTACAGACTCCGCTAAAAAAACAAACGAGCTTTACGGTAAGGCTTTTCAATTTGCCCTGCAATGGGTGTATAGAGATGGCGAGGTTTCTGCTATTGGGGAGTACAGCTCACCTGTAACGGG